GCATAGACCCGTGCCCATACGGTTGCGATGTTGTCTCGGGCCAGCGTCATGACGCCGCCTTCCTCGACCACATCACGCATGCTGCAGAGCGAGATCCGGTTGCGCAGGTCGGAGATCTTGGTGTTGAATTCCAGGCCAGCCATCAGATTGCTTCGTTATCGTACAACCGCCAGCTCTCCAGCGCGCCGGAGACCATGGCGATATTGTTGGATCCCGATACGCCGCCGATCTTGGTCGAGTTGTCCTTGCGATTGCGCTGCGTCATCAGCTCATCACCGGGATGCTCGACAATCCAGGCGATGTACTGCAGGCAGCCGATCACAACGCCGGCCGGCACGTCCGCCGGGCAATTAAAGCCGGCACGGTAGGCGGCCATCATGCCGCCGTTGAGATGGTGACCGGTGCTGCAAGGATGACAGGGACAGCTGAGATCGATGAAGCCGGTAGCGATCGGCACCTTGATGGTGCGGCTGCCCGGCTTGACGGTGAAGGCGCGATTGTCGGCGGCGCTGCTGCCGCCATAGAGATACACGATGCCGTCGGCGACCGGGTACTGCAGCGTGTGCAGATAATACATCCGCCCTGGCTTGGGCGCAGGCGGGCCCTCGATCGGCTCGATCACCGTGCGCTGGCCGGCCAGCAGCAGCCCGGTAAACATCTCGGCGGCTTCAAGCGAAGCCTGTCGGTACAGTTCGAGCTGTTCGTCGGTAACGCCTGGAATGTCGTCGGTCTTGGTGTGAGCGCGGATGGCGTCGATCGATAGCCGATCCGACCAATTGAACTTAGTGACCTCATCCGGCTCAAACGGCCGCCCCGGCTGTGGCGGAGGCGGCACCTGGCCAAAGGTACGGTTGTGGCCCCTCAGCATTTGGCAATCCCGATGTCGAAACAGTCAGTGCGCGTGTAACAGATGCACTCGCAGTCGAGCGCGGCCTGCAGCACCGTCAGCCGCCACACCTCGCAGAGCTGCGCGGCCGGCGATACCGTGACCGGGAATGAGACGATGAAATAGCGCTGGTCAACCGTAGCGGGCCCGACCGAGATCGATGGCATCGGTGCCATCGAGGCAGGATCAATTCCGACCGCGATCATCACCTCGAAATTGACGGTATGGGTGCCATCGGACGCGGACACATAAAACCGCTCCTCGCCCGTAAAGTTGGACACCGGCACGTAGGAGAACAGCCCGTTGGGCTGCAGCGTCAGCTTGCCGTGCTTCGGCCCGTACAGCGGTAGCACCTTGAACACCAGCGCTGCGGCCTCCGGATCCTGGATCATCAGCTTGAGATCGCTGTCGAGCTGCGCATTGGCGGGCGTCGAGAACTTGACTTCGGCAATCGCAGCCGGCGGCATGTTGTCGCCGACCGGCGCCGGACAGGTCTCCATCTGCTCGATCATGAATTGCGGCGAACAATGCAGCTCGCCGATCGGCACCGCCCATGGCGCATAGCCGACGCTGACCTTGGTGGTGGTGCCAGGCTTCAACGCCATCTTCTGGCAGCAGCAGGTAAAGCAGCCAGCATTCGCGGCTTCGATGTTCTCGACGGTGAAATGATACATGGCTGCAGCGCTCCGATGACGGGGAGACCGACGCCGGGGTTAACCGGCGCCGGGATTCGCGGTCTTATTTCTTCGGCTGTGCTGTCGGGGGTAACGGCTGGCCTGCGACAGGCGGTGCACCACCCGGCAACTCGTTGCCCGGTGCAGCGGGTTGCTCTGGCTTCTGCGCCCAAGCCCAAACCAGTGCGCCCTGCACGCTGACCAAAATCCATGCGCCTTCGGTGGCGTTGACCGTCTCGGGCGGAGCGGTGGCAATCGCAGTACCGTGCGGCGTGGCACCGGGAACGATCGGCTGACCGCTTCCGTAGTCGGGACCACCCGGCAAACCTTGATCCGGTCCAGGCTGTGAGCCCGGCAATCCCTGATCAGGGCGAATACCCCATGACGGTGGCAGACCCTGCCCTGGCATCGGCGGCCGACCCGAACCTGGCGGACGATTGCCGGGATGACCGTAACCAGGGAGGCCCTGATCGGGACGTCCGCCCCAGGATCCTGGCACCCAATTGCCGGGATGACCGTAGCCCGGCAGTCCCTGGTCAGGATGACCATAGCCAGGAAGGCCTTGATCAGGGTGACCGTAGCCCGGCAGACCGTGATCCGGATGACCGTAGCCCGGCAGACCTTGATCAGGTCGGCCGCCGTAAACAGGAAGCGGATACGCTTGAACAATTACCCACATCAGATTTTCCTTCGTTGTTTCGAGATATTTGTGTTCGAGAAAACCCAGGGGATCCGAAATCATCCGGGAGGATGTGATGGTGATTCGCGATCCAACAATCTCGAATCCCCCGAGTCCTCAGCCAGTGCCCGTTACGCAGAGGGACCGGTTACGTGCACTGGAAGCGGATGTCGTCTAGGGCGCGGCCGGACATTGGAAGCACGGCGGAGGCGCCAGCGTCGTTGCGGCGTTCGTGGTGCACCGATTGGTGCATCGGACAACAATCATGATTTTTCTCCTTTGGATTTACGATGTTCTTCCTTCGGCTCGAACTGCCTGTTGTAGGCAGCCACCTCGGAAGCCTTCATCAGCCTGGCGTAACCTTTCTCGATGAGATAATTGGCCACGTCAGCCTGCAGCACGGCGTTCATGGTTTCCTTTTCCCATTCGATCTTGAATGCTGGACTGAAGAAACCCGGCCGATATTCAAACCATTTGATCTCGTCGTTCTGGCCGCTGGCGACCAGCATGACGACGCCGACCATGACGCCTTGGCCGGAAACCGGCCGGCCATCATCGCCGACAACTAATGGATCCATGCCAACACTCCGCTGATCCGGCGCAGCATGCGATCTTTGAAGGGCAGATGCGGACAAACCGTTCGCGTCAATTTCACGACGGCCTTCGGATCACCCTTGTCGATCTCCTGCATGACGCGAATGTAACCGTCGATGTCGGCGACGAATGTCAGTTCACGCTGTGACCGGTAACTGTCGAGCCGCATGCTCATCGGCGTATACATCTGCGGCCGGTCACCACTGACCGCGAGCAGACTGCCGAGATTCTCGACATAGGGCGAATATTCCGCGTCGCCCTCTTTCGCGAACACATACAGCCGCGCCAATTTGCCTGACGATGGCAGCTGGCCCCGGATCACGACTTCATCACCGGGACCAACTCTGATCGCTTTACCGACCGCCACCCGCATGGGCTTACTTCGGCCCACCGAGAATGACGACGACTTCAATCTTGCCAGTGTCGCCGGAGACCGGCTCCACCTGAATGAAGGCGTCCGGTTTGCACGGCAGCGTCGCCGTGCAGATCGAACCGGCCTTGGTCCCGGCCGGAATCACGATCTGCGACTCCGGATTCGGAACGGTGCCCCACGGCGCGCGGCAGGTAAGCACCTCCTCGACCGGATGCTGTGCTCCCGGCAAGCACGGATCGGCGTCGCTCGGCGGTGCCGCAACGACTTCGAAAATGGCGTCCACCGCAATGTCGGCAACGACATGAAACGAGAAGCCAAAATTGTTGTGGTGACGAATGTCAACCGGAGGGTTGAGGTTGACAGCCGTGATGGCACGCCACGCCAGCACGCCCTGGTTCTGCGAAGCAACATTGAGGTTCATGACTCGTATCTCCTTTGAAGGGCTTACTGAGAAGCCGCAGCGGATTGCTGTTCGGTATCACCGGTCTCGCCGCCTTCCGGCGGGTCAGGCGGTGGTTCCGAAACATCGATCCGCATCAGCCTGCGAAATTCGTCCATGGTGACCACCGCCGTGTTGAGCGTGGTGGCGGCCACCCGATTGCCGGCTCTTGCCATCGCGCCCTCCCTACGGGCCGACGGTGAGAATGCGCGCTGCCGGGCAGCACCCGACAAAGCCGCCGTCCTCGGCGCCGAACACGTACTGCACGCACCACGCGGTCGAGCCACCTTCCCACTGCTCCATCCACAGCGGGCGCTTGTTGACGGCATAGTACGCCGCCTTCCATGCGCCGACCGCGACCAGGAAATCGCCGGTCGTGAACGGTGCGCCGGCCGAACCCTTGGTCAGGCCTTCGGTGGCATCCGGCAAGCAGTTCGAGATCCGAATGTTTTCGCGGACGTCGTTCGGCGAGTAGGTCATCAGGCCATCGCCGAACAGGAAGCGGCCGTTGCTGTCGACCTGAGACGACAGGTAGGCGAACATGTTCTGATGCATCACCGCGGTGACCGGGCCGTATTCGACCGGCGTGCTCGCATAGAACATCCGGAAATCGATGTGGTTGAACGTGGTGCCCGGAGTCTTCATCACCGGGAAGCAACCAGCATTCATCCAGCCCGTCGGGCCATCGATGCCGCCGCCGACCATCAGCGAACGGTTGCGGTTGATGCGATAGGAGCGCGCCACCGCATTGTTCATGAAGCCGAGCAGATCGTAATTGGCTTCGGTGAGCACTTTGCGGTTGAAGCAAAACACGCCGCGCCAATCGTAGGTCTGGCCGCTCTTGTACTGAATGTTGCCTTCCGGGCCGTACTCGGCGTCGCACTTGGCATCGCAGGTGTATTGGCCGATCGCGCCGTAATCGAGGATCTGCGGATACATGTACTGCGATTTCGACACCGTGGTGCTGTTGTAGAGATCGAGCAGCTCGGCGCACTCGACGATGCAGTTCAGCTCGATGCCAAGCATTTCCGGCGAGAACATCGCACTGTCGAGCGATGCCGCCTCGAACGCCTTGCGCTCCAACTCGGTCAGTGAGCGGATGATCTTCTGCTTTGACTCGATGCCGACCTTCATCATCTTGCGGACGGCGGAACGATACTGCGTCGCGTCGACCAGGTTGTTCATGTCGGGGACGAAGTCATCATTGTCGCCACCCTTGTGCAGGAACGCGCGCCGCTGCAGCTCGATCGCCGCCTTGGTGTCGCTTTCCTTGAGCGCATCGCCGCCGCGCAGCAACGGCGCGTCGACTTCCTTCTTGACCTGGTCGAGCGCCTGGGTGAGCGCCTGCTGTTGGGTGATCAACGCGGCATATTCCACCGCGTGCTTGGCGACCTGTGCTTTCAGCTCATCGCTGTCGGCTTTGATGCCCTTGTAGTGGGTGGTCAGCTCGGTGAAGTGATCGTCGGTCGCCTTCTTGTTGATCTCCAGCGCGCCAACGATATCGCCAAGCTCCTTGTGCAGCGGTGCCAGCAAAGCCTGCGCAGCCGCGACGTCGCCAGGCGCTTCCTTGGTCAGGAACGCGCCCTTGTGGATGTGCGTATTCATGATGATGTTTTCCTTGATGGGGGTTATCGGATCGGTTGCAGCGCGCGCTTTGCGCGTTCCGTGAGATCCGAACAGGCCTTCAATTGTTGAACGACATCCAGCAAGGGATGGTGGGCTTGGTCGACAGCACCCGCACCAGGCGGCGATTTGTCGAGGAACAGGCGCTCGTTGGCCTTGAGATATTTGGCCAGCCGCTGCGCTTCGTTCCTACTCCGACAGAACTCACCGGCCACCAGGGCCTTTTCGAGTTCTGACAGTGTTTCGTGTGATTTGATGAAATCCATGGTGGCTTCGGGCTGCGCCGGAAACGTTACGACGCTGACCTCGATCAGATTGCCCTGCTTGATCACCAGGTATTCGCCGTCCTTGGACTTTTCGCCATCGACGAAGGTGAATTCCTCCAGCTCGAAGCCGACGGAAAAATTCAGGCCGCCGACTTTCTTGGCGACGATATAAAGATCCTTGACGTAGCTGACGTCGAGAAACAGTTGGCCCTCGATGCGTAGCTCATCGCCGATCGTCTTGAGCGATTCGATATTGCCGGCGACCTGGCGCATGTTGTGATGATTGAGCAGCTTGATACCGCTCGGACCGTTGAGGCCGTTGCGCTTGATCGACTTGTCGAACGCGCCGGCCAGCACCTTGTGGCCCATCAGATCGGTTTTCGGCGTCGAGGCCACGCCCTTGATGTAGCCATCTTCGAGCACATCAGCAGAAGTCAGTGTGACATCGAGATCGCATTCAATGCGGTCACCGGGCTGCCAATGCTTGCTCATCGTTCTCTCCTCATTGAACGGTTCTCAGTTGCGTCAGTTGCTTGGTCGGCTTGGCTTCCGGCGCCGCATCCGGCTCTTTCGGTTCTGCCGGCGCGTCGACCGGCTCGCCGTCGGCGGACACCGCGGTGCCGGACGACAGCATGACTTGCGGAATATCCGGGTCCGGTCCGAAGCCGAGGATCTCGCGCTTCTCATCCGATTTCAGGAAGTTGACGCGTGACAACGTCTCGCCGAGCTTGGCGCGATCTTCCCACATCGCCGGGATGCGATCGAAATCGAAATTGACTCGGCTGCCGGCCGGGCAGATCGCAGCGGACATGCCGGCGGCGATCGGCACCAGGTAGGATGGCGCGATGGTGTCCTGCCAGAACGAACGCCGGCTCTCCTGGTAATTGCTCGCGTATTTGGCGCTGTCTGCAGACCCCAACCCCAACAAGGCGATTGGCACGCCAAATACGCCAGCAATCTGCCGGGTCATATCGTCGAGCGGCAGCTTGGAATGGATATCCTTGAGATCGTTGTCGAGCTTGTTGATGACGACGGCGGTATTGTAGAGGAACAGCACGCTGCCGCCGTAGTCCTCGCCTGGACCGGAATCTTCGAGATGCTTGGCGAGCGCGTCGCGTTGTTGCTTGGTGAGAGTCTTCTCGGCGGTGATGACGTATTTGACGTTCGGATGTCCGCTCGCGGTATCGAGCGCGCGCTGCATCAACGCATCGACGATCGCGATCGGCTTGGCCAGGCACTCGATCGCGGCCGGCGTCTTGTTGTACTCGATCAGGCCGGACAGTGATGGCAGCGAGATCTCGGCGGCATAGGACTCATTGCGGCCACGCTTCTCAGCGGTGCGGCGCGACGGATAGGTCACCTTGTCAGGACCGGAACCGTATTCGTAGGCCTCGACGGTACCGCGGGCGTTGAGCACGCCCTTGGTATGCTTCGCCGCGAGCGGATAAAGGCCGTTCGGCGTGCCGGTCGAGCCGACGCCCACTTTGAAATGGGCACGGCCGTACAGCATCATGTTCAACGCGATCCAGTATTCGAACTGCTGGCTGGTGAAGTTGTCATTCGGCGAGCGCAGCAGCGCGTTGATGTCCTTGATCTGGCTGGCGCCGGCCTGCTCGGACGGCTTGAGATCGGGATCGGCCTCGCAAAACCACGGCACCGCCTGCACGCTCGACGCCACGAAATTGGTGATGCGATAGAGCTGCGGATTCTTGCGCTGCGCGACGTCGGCGGTGGCAATCGCGGCCTGGCTAAGGAAGCGAACCGGCGAGCCCGAGACGATCTGAATCGGCGAGATCGGTTCATCATTGGCGGACCGGTCCGGTCGCTTCTTGAGGAACAGTCTCTCCATCAGGCCCATGTCAGTTCCACACTCCGATGATCACGATCAGCACCACCACGGCGCCGAGCAGCAGGATCCAGGGCATGTCGCGGCGCTCGGTCGGCGTCACAGGCGTCAGACCTGCCGGCGCGCGGACTGCGCGCGTCGCATAGAAAGGGAGGCCGAAGGCACAATGCGCGTGGTCGGCGCGTGCTCTTGTGTCTGCGTGCGCGGCTGCATCTGCCGGGTGCTCGGCGCGTGACCGCTGGACTGCCGCGTCACGCTTCCGCCGGTCGAGCGCATTCTCTTTCCACCACATCCGCATCCCATGTTCTTTTCCCTCTGGAGACAGCGCGGGCCTCGCGCGCCTTGGTTCGTTGCTTCTGTAGAAAAATGAGACCGGTAGAAAACGTTCAGCAACGCTTAGTTGTTTCACATGAAACAACACGCGCGCCTCGCGCGCCTGGCCCCTACCATTTCCGGAACAGCTGAAACACCCCGCCGTGCGGGTCGCTGCCGGGCTCGTCGCCTTCGAGCGAGAAATCCTCCAGCGCGTAGCGCGTCGAATCCCAGCCATGGTTGTTGGCGTCGACCGGAACCGAAAGGCTCTGCCCGGTGCGACGGTCGGTCATCCAGCTGTAGAGCCGGGCTTCCTCACGCATCTGCTCGCAGGACGGATCGATGACGATCGAATAGCCCTGCAGGAAGTTGATGCCGGCCTTGACCGAGCCGGGCCCCTTTTGCGCGGCATAGACATTGAGCCCGCGCCGCCTGAGAAACTCGATGGTGCCGGGCTGCGAGCTGTCACATTTGATCAGGTCGCGGTCGCTTTCGACCACGGCGCGCGCCAGGAGCGGCAAATCATCCATCGCCACCCGGCCCCAGGCCTCGCGGGCGATATAGATCTGCTTGCGGTCCTCGTTGATGTAGACCTTGACGATGAAGCTCGGATCCGAGCCGAAACCAAAGTCCATCCCGTAGCGCGCCGGCATGGTGTCCGGATCGACGTCGATCTTGCCGGTGGTGACGTTGGTGAAAACCTTGGTCTCATGCTTGAGATCGTATTCGCCGAGCCAGACGTGCTTGAAACGATCGGGGTTACCGGTCTTGAGCACCTCCATCTCGTTGACCATCTCGGTATCCTTGAAGAAAGGATTGTCGCGATAGTCGACGAAGGTCACGATCGAGCGCGGTGGCGGGCCCTCTTTGCCGCGGAAATACTGGTCGACCGGATCGTCCGGCAGCTCCGGATTCCAGGTCCAGATGATCTCCGAGCCGGCCTTGCGCACGGTCGGCAGCAGGATCTCCATCGATTTGGAATTAATCGTGCGTGCTTCCTCGACCCACACGATGTCGGCGCCTTCGAGCGACCGGATGCTTTCGATATTCCTTTCCAGACCCATGAACAGGAAGTCAGATTTGGTCATGGAGTGCTCGATCGAGCGCTCCGAAAAGCTGAATTGGTCGGCGAGATTGAGATCCCGCGCCCGCTTCTCGATCAGCTCTTTCGACGAATCCCGGATCGAATTCTGAAACTGCCGGCAGCAAACGATGCGCTTGCGCGCCTGCAGTGCCTGGATCAGCAGATAGGTCGCCACGCTCCAGGATTTGCCGCTGCCACGGCCGCCGAGCAGCGCCTTGTGGCGGGCTGACGCGAACAGCGTGCGCTTAAACTTGTCGCCGAACGCCACGGTGAGCTGCCGTTGCGGTGGCTCGGCGGCGGAATCCGATGGCGGAGCGACGAATTTCGGCGTGATCCGCCGTACCTCCGGGTCGACTTTCCCTGGCGCGCGTACCTGGGGCATCAGACCAGCACCAGGATAATTGTCGCCAGCACGGCGCCGAGCACCATCCCGATCGGGATCCCGACCACCACGCCACGGATCGCCAGGCAGCAGGGGCAATCGGTCCACAGGATCTGCGTAAACCGCGACGTCCAGTGCTCCGGGGTCTGGCACCAGCCTGGAACCAGCTTCTGCGATGCCGCGGCCATCGTGTTGGATAGCCAGTTATCCTCCCATTCGACCGGCGAATCGGGGTGCGGATCCTCGGAAAATTCCATTTAATACGCCTTGCGTACCATGCACATTGTGTGTATGGTGCGTAGAGATGCCGGCACGTCCCGTGACCGGATCCTGATGGAGAATCCCGACGTGAAGAAAACCTTGTCCATGCTGATCGCTGCCAGTTTCATGATGGCGGCCGTTCCGGCGATTTCGGTAGCGACGGCGACCGGCGCACACGCCTGGCCGAAGTCGAAAAAGTGCACCGACTGGTGCACCAACAAACGAACCGGCGGCAAATTCCGCCTCAAGTGGTTGCGCTGATGAAGCGGATCCTGCTCGCGGCTACCGCGCTGGTCATGATGACCGGCGCCGCCGCTGCCACTAGCCGCCAGCTCGTTGCCAGCGGCTACTGGTCCACCCACATCGTCGATCGCTCCTCGGACGGCACGCCGATGTGCATGATGCGCGCGACCTGGACCGCACCGGGCGGCGCCGAGGGCCGCGTGTTCGTCAAATACGCGAACGGCGAAGTGTTCTTTCACATCTTCAAGACGAACTGGCGCTTCGACGCCGACGTCGAGGTGCCGCTAACGGTGACTTTCGACAGCGGTGTGCGCAAGGCGACCGGCGTCACCGTCAACACCAACGGCCACCACATGATCGAAATCGCTGTTCAGAAAGAACATGCCGGCGGCATCCTGTCCGACTTCGCCGAGAGCAACGTGATGGCGATCAACTTCGAAAGCGGCAACGAACCGACCTGGAACGCCAACATGTACGGCAGCCGGCTGGCGGCACAGTGGTTCATACGTTGCATCAAGCACATCGGCGGCGGTGGCACTGCGACCTCTCCCGTCGGGCCGCAGGCTTCGTCACCGGTCGGTCCGCCGAAATCTTCCGCCAAGCCCACCACGCCGGTTGGCGGGGCGCGCAAGGCTGACAACGGGAGCATCTGACCTATGAGATCCCTGATCGTCCTCGCTTCCCTGCTCGCGCTGACCGCATCTGCGGCGGCCGGCACCACCGAATGTCGGACTCACAAGTCCGGCAGCGTCACCGTCACCACCTGCAGCGGCTACAAGCAGCCGTCGACCGAATGTCGCTCGTACATGAGCGGCAGCGTCCGCAAGACGTCGTGCCGGTCATGAAGTTTCTGATCGCCGTGCTGGCGCTCGCAGCGGTGTTCACCGCTTCCGACGCCGAGGCCTATAGCGGCCAGCGCTTTCGCCATAGCTGGAGCCATGGCCGCTACCACCACCATGCCTTCAAGCATCACGCCTACAAGCATCGCCGCTACGTGCACCGTCCCTACACGCATCACCATCGCACGCCGCATGCGGGCCAGAAGCGGAGGGCGATGTGGTGACCAGACTCATCATGATCCGTCTGGCGATCGTTGTGATCGCTGCCGCACTCCTGGTCGGCTCGGCTCGCGCCAGCCCTCGCGTGGTCGACGGCGACACCATCGACTTCGACGGCGTGCCAGTCCGGATCCTGGCGATCGACACGCCGGAGACCTGGAAACCGCGCTGCAAAAACGAGCTGGCGCTTGGCTTGCTTGCCAAGCAACGGCTGCAACAGCTGGTCGATGCCGGCGACGTCCGCTTCGAGGCCACCGGCTACGATCGCTTCGGCCGCGTGCTGGCGAACGTGTTCGCCGGCAAACTCGACGTCGGCAAAGTCCTGCTCGATGAAGGCTACGCCCTGCCCTACGTGCCCGGCCCGGTCGATAAAGCGCGCCGGCTGGCGATCTGGTGCCCAACGGAGAAACAGCCATGAAACTGCTTGGACGATCACCCCCGTCGATGCCTACGGGCTCGCAACCGGTCGAGGTGCTGCGCTACTCGGTTCGGCGCGGTCGCCAGCTCGTTGCGACCTTCGCGCAAAGGTCCGATGCCGGTAACTGGACGCGCGACTACAGCAACATCACCGACACGAACAGTACCTTCATCATCCACACCGCTGATGAAATTCTCTGTGCCTTTCGCGACGGCAGCGAAGTTGAGGTGCCGTAATGGCCAGACAACCGAGACCAACCCGACCGCCCGTGTTCACAAGGCACCCGCCGGTCATCAACCACCCGCCCGGCGCGTGGCACCATCAGGTGCCGTGGCCGTACCGCTTCAAGATCGATGGCGGCTGGCTGTTTATCTTAGGCCTGGCGGTCGGCGGCGTGGTGTTCTCGCCGCTGCTGTTCCTGGCGATCTTCATCGCCGCGCTGCGCGTCGTGGTCTGGCTGTGCTACCGCTTCCCGCTGACGTCGTTTTTCTTCCTCGCGATCCTGCGCGGTCTGTTCGGCCGCGGCCGGCGCTGGTAGCTCTAATAGATCCAGCCGCGCCGGCAGCGCTCGTAGCAGAGAAAACGGTGCCAGCCCCACCACCACGGATTGGCAAACGAACTGCGGACGATCAGGGCGCGGCCTGTCATTTGCGATCTCCCTAACGCCGCGACCGCAGCCGGTTGTTGGGTGAGCGGCGCTGGCGCTTCTGGCCACTGTGCCGGCGCGCGGCGGCCAGTCTGGCGGCGCGCTTGGCGAGGGCGCCCTTCGGCCGCGGTTTAGACACGCCGTGTCCTCGCCTTCGCCCACAACACGCCGTTGACCTCGCGGTAATCGTACTCCTCATTCATCGTCGGGCCCGGACACGGGCAGTCCGCATAATCGATGCCGCAGATCGGGCAGTTGCCGTGCGCGTCGCAGTCGGCGGCAAACACCACGCGCTGCCAGGCGCCGTGGCTGTTGACGTAACGCGGCTTAGCTGCCGGCATCGCCTTTGTCCTGGCCTTGGTCCTGGCCCTGGTCCGCTGGTTGCTGTGGCGGCGCGCTGCGCTGGCCCTGGCCGGCCTCGCGCTGGCTGTCATCCTGGTTGCGGCGCTCGCGTTCCTGCTGTTCCAGCCGCTTGCGCTCGGCAAGCTCGGCCTCGGAAAGTTCGGTCTCGGGCTTCGGATCCTTGTCCTGGTCGCCGTTGCTCATGGTCGCTCCTTGTGTGCGTTGCACCATTTGCGATTCTGGAAAAAACTCAGGCCAGATTGGCGCGCAGGCGCGCGGTGCGCTCGGCGATCTGATCTTCCGACAGCTCGATGCGCTTGCGCAGCCCCAGGATCTCGCGGATCTCGACCGCCTCCTCTGCCGTCGGCAGGCGATCAAGCCGCAGCACGCCCTCGGTGTCGCCGTCCTGGGTAACCTGGCAAAATGCCAGGCGGCTTTTGTAGGAACTCCATC